TACAAATTGCTAGATTATGAGTTAGCAGACGAATTACCTTTTGCAAAATTTGAAGTAGACCCTGAACCCCACACATTCTATGGCAGAAGTATAGCAGATTTAGTTATAGATGATCAGGACGCAGCAACCTCTATTTTAAGAGGTATACTAGATAACGTAGCTATGACTAATAATCCTAGAGTTGGTATAGTTGATGGCGCAGTAAATATAGATGATGTCTTGAATAACGAGATAGGCGCTATTGTTCGTATGCGTCAGGCTGGCGCAGTACAGGATTTAGCTGTGCCGTTTACAGCAGGTCAGACGCTAGGCGCACTAACTTATCTAGATCAGCTTGTAGAAGGCAAGACAGGCGTTACTAAGGCCTCTATGGGGTTAGACCCTGATGCTATGCAGTCAACAACAAAAGCGGCTGTACAGGCTACTGTGCAAGCTGCTGCTGGGCAAGTGGAAGTAATGGTGAGAAACCTAGCTGACGGTGCGAGAGACTTGTTTGGCTTAATGTTAAGATTGCTGCAAAAGAATATGGAAGACGGAGCTATGATGCGTATGAACGGACGCTTTCAGCCTGTTGATCCTAAAGCTTTTGACATAGATATGGATGTTAGCATTAATGTAGGTCTAGGTACTGGTAGAGAAGAAGAAAAAACAAACTCTTTAGCAATGGCTTTGCAGCAGCAAACTATGATTTATCAGACATATGGTCCTATGAATGGCTTAGTATCGCTTACAAACATCCGCAATACTCTTGCAGATATGTTAGCCTCTAGCGGTATTAGAAACGCAGATAGATATTTTGCGCCAATTACACCAGAGATAGAGATGCAATTGCTGCAAATGCAACAGCAACAGCAAGCAGCAATGGCGCAACAAAGCCAGCCACAAGACCCTGCTGCTGTTATGGCGCAAGCAGAGCAAATGAAAGCACAAACTAGAGCGCAAGTTGACTTACAAAAAGCGCAAATGGATGATGCTAGAAAACGTGAAGAAATGGCTATGCAGGATGATTTTAAACGGGATCAAATGGCACAGAACTTATATGTTGATGCAGCTAAAACATTAGGTCAATACGGGTCAACTGTAGATGTAGCTAGAATAAAAGCAGAGCAAGAAAGAGAGCGGCAAATAAATGATATGACCGCTAGAGCAGCAGGCTTATGACAACAGAAATAAGAATACAGGCAGAAGATGCCAAAAGGTTAAAAAACGATACTGCTTTTACGCAGTTTGTTGAGGATGTCCGTAATGAGCAAATCAGGCTTTTTACGACTAGCGATGCTCAAGACGTTGAGCAACGTGAAGAGGCGCACGCTATTTTGCGTGCATTAAACAAGATCGAAGTGCAACTTGACGCTGCAATAGCAGCAGAGACACTTTTAGATCGTAAACAATAGGAGCAGCACCGTGGAAGCGACTGACAATATAGAAAGCGCCATTGATAAAATCATAGCGCCAGCGCAAGAAGAAACAGGCGAAACTAATCAAGTTGAGGAAGAAACAACTGTAAGTCCAGAGGCCGATGAGGTTGAGTTGGAAGCAGTTGAGGAAACTGAAGAACTTGATGAATTAGAGGTATCTGAAGAAGACATTGAGGATGCCGAAATTGAAGCAGATGACATTGAAGAAGAAACTGTTGAGCCAGAGTATTACACCGTCAAGGCTGATGGCAAGGAAGAAAAGGTAACGATAGAGCAGTTAAAGCAAGAGTATTCAGGTCAAAAAGCAATACAAAATAGATTTCAGGAATTAGCTCAAATGCGTAAGCAACTTGAGCAAAAAATGAATGAAGTCTCGCAACGTGAGCAAACGGTAAATCAGCTTTACGATCAATCGCAAAAGCAAGGCTTTATGTCACCACCTCAGTTACCAGATGCAAGTCTGGCAGAGAGTGACCCCATAGCTTATATGGAGCAAAGGGCAAAGTACGACACTGATATGCAGAGTTACCAGCAGCAACAGATGCAAATGCAGCAATTGCAATATCAACAACAGCAGCAAGCTGATGAACAGCACCAAGCTTTTGTTAGAGAGCAAGGCGAAATAATCAGAAGCAAAATTCCTGAACTGGCTGACCCAGCAAAGAGTCAAACTCACTGGCAGTCACTAATGAATAGCGCTAAAGAGTATGGCTTCAGCGATGATGAAATCGCAGCTACAGCCGATGCTAGATACATACAGATGGCAAATGACGCCATGAAGTATCGTAGAATTGTTGCAAATCGCAAAAAGGCAGAAGCCAAAGGCAAGAAAGCCAAACCTGTTGTAAAGGCTGGTGCTAAGAAAGTAGCTGACCCTCAAGGCGCACAAATGCGTAAGCAACAACAAAGGTTGCAAAAAAGCGGTCGAATTGAAGATGCAATCGACTTGATCATGAGAACTTAGCATTAACTTAATGCTTTAAGCCGTTGAAAGGAAAAGAAAAATGGCACAACCTACAAATACATTCGACAGCTATGATGCTGTTGGGATAAGGGAAGACCTTTCGGATATTATCACAAACGTCAGCCCTGAGGAAACTCCATTTCATACAAAGTGTCGCAAGACTACTGCAAAAAACACTTTGGTAGAATGGCAGACAGATGCGTTACGCAGTTCTGCGAGTAATGCGCACATCGAAGGAGATGAGACTACTGCTAATGCAATGACTGCAACAAGCCGTCTGAACAACAGAACACAGATTTTCAAAAATGCTGTGACTGTTCCAGATACGGATGAGGGTCTTGATAAAGCAGGCCGTCAACGTGAGATGGCTTATCAGGTGCTAAAAATTGCTAAAGAGCAAAAATTAGACATCGAAAAAGCACTGTTTGACAACAATGCAAAGGTCGCAGGCTCGGCTTCGGCTGCGCGTGAGTTGGCTGGTGCGCCTTCTTGGATGATTACAAACGTAGACTTCCAATCAGGTAACTCTGGTGCAAACCCAACTGGTGACGGTAGTGACGCTCGAACAGACGATGGTACTCCAACAGCGTTTTCACAAACCAAATTTGACACAGTTATGCAATCAGTTTGGGAGAACGGAGGGAACCCAGACACAGTGTATCTATCTGCATTTCAGATGAACAAAGCATTGGCGTTTACTGGTAACAACAACCAGCGCTCAAACGTACAAGGCGGCGATGAGCGTGTCATCAAGTCACTTGCAGTATATGTTACACCTTGGGGAACTGTAGAGTTTGTACCAAGCCGCGAGAACAGATCACGCGATGTGTTTATCATGCAGGATGATATGTGGGAAGTTGCTGTACTGCGTCCAACTAAGAACGTAGAGCTTGCAAAAACAGGCGATAGCAGCAAACGACAAGTTGTAACTGAGCTTACACTGTGCGCTAAAAATGAAAAAGCAAACGGTATTATTGCTGACAATACAACTTCATAATAAGATAATGGGTAGGGGCAGTTTTGCCCCTACTTTTAAAAGGAGAAAGAAATGAAGGTATTAGTAAAAGATAGAAGTATCTCAACATCTCAAGGTATTTTTAGAAATGGTGATGAGGTTGAGTTACCCGATGCAGAAGTTAAAAAGATCATGGTTATGAAGCCTTCGGCATTTGAAATATTAAAAGCAGAAACTAAGCCTAAAACTGCTAAAAAAACTACCGCAAAAAAAAAGAGAGCAAGAAATAAAGACGGCACTCTAAAAGCGGATGATCCTAGCACGCCAGAGAATGAGGCTTGGGAAGATGCCTAGTCACTCTACTAAAATCAAAGAGACAGTTACCTTTGATGATGACAAGATGATCATCAAGAATACTTTTGACGCAACGCATATGTTAAAAGATGCAGAGCAAGCAAGAGAAGTAACTGGCAATGGTTTTGGTTCAGATTATAAGCACGTTGGGAATGTTGATATGGCATTGCTCAACGTGTGGCTAAAGGAAGCTGGCGTACAATGGACGGATACCCAAGCCGTTAAAGATGTGCTAAAACGTAAGTTAATGAGTAACGAGTTTAACAAGCTTAGAGTTTGGGAAGGCAGTTACTAGCATGGACTTGCCCAAGGTAAATATAGCCGTTGCTGCAAGTGCAGTAGTGGCAATAGTCAGTACCGTGGGTGGTGGTATCTGGTACGCCTCTCAGCAAGCTTCTGTTATTGAGAGCCTTACAGAGCAAGTAAATGTTCTTACAATAGAAAACAATGCAACTGACAGAACTAATTTAATTAGGGATGTGCAGAAAAACCAAGAAGATTTACAAGAGATCATCGACATTCTTGCAGAGTTTTATGAGGACATGGAAGATGCAGATGATGAAATCTGGGAAGATATAGAAATGATTAACGATGATCTTGGTGGCATGGCGGCTCACATGATGGAGATCATTAAGCTACAATCCCGTATAGCAATAATAGAAAAGACCTTACAGTATACTAAAAATGATGGGATGTAATTATGGACCCATTAACAATTCTGGCAGGGCTGAAAACAGGGCTTGCTGCTGGTAAAACTGTAGCATCATTATCAAAAGAAATAGGTAACTTCTTTGACGCAACAGATGCAGCTAAGAAAAAACTGCAAAAGAAAGGCGTTAGTAGTTCAGATGTAAACTCTATAGCGTTGGACAGATGGGCAAAAGAGCGTGAGGCTGCTCAAGCTGAAGAAGAGCTACGCGAGTGGGTGACGAACAATCTAGGATTATCGCAGTGGCAAGCGTTGCTACGCATTAGAAAAGAAGTATTGCAAGAAAAGCGCGAGATGGAGGCTAGGCTGCGCCGTGAAGCTATAGAACGACAGGAAATGATGATAACCATAGCTGGAATTGTTGTGCTACTCCTGTTCAGCGCTATAGGCTCTGCTGCTTATTTACATTACATGGATTGGATTGATGTTAGAGATTGGTTTAGGTGAGACTTGTTGAGGTTAAGAGAAATAGGTTTGTCGTGTATGCAGAAAATGGTAAGGTTGTCGTGCAGACGAGTGACCTGAAAGTTGCAAGGAGTTTTTTAAATGCCAAAAGCTAAGTATGATTTAAACGATAACGGCAAGATTGATCCAGATGAGCGTGCAATCATGCTTGAAGATCGCCGTAGAATAATGATTGATGCTGACGCGAAACGAGATGCACAGAGGCGCATGGCATGGTTTAGCCTTACTGGTATGCTTTTGTTTCCGTTTGGCGTAGTTTTTACAGAGTGGATGGAGCTACCTAGAGCGTCAGAAATGTTAAGCAGCATGAGCAATATATATTATGTAAGTATTGCTGCTATAGTCGCTGCTTATTATGGATTTACAAACATGGGTAAAGAGCAATGATAGGAATATTACAAAGTGTAGCAGGTTTAGCTACAACTTACATTGACAGCAAGGCAAAGGTAAAAGCTGCTGAAGCCGAAACCAAAATGAAGATTGCAACAGGTGAAATATCTTGGGAGCAAGCTGCAATAGAGGCCAGCGCAGATAGCTGGAAAGACGAGGCGTGGACGTTATGTTTTATTGCAATTGTGCTAGGTAGCTTCGTGCCTTGGCTACAGCCTTACATGAAGCAGGGCTTTGAGAATTTACAGGCTGCGCCACAATGGTTTAGCTGGGCAATGTACGCCAGTATAGCGGCCTCTTTTGGAATTAGAACAATGAAGGGATTAAAAAAATGAGCTACAAGTTAGGTAAAAGTAGTTTAGCAAAGCTAGAGGGCATAGATGA